TACAATATGTGATGAGTTCAGCTCTTGTACTTGGAGATGCCATTACACACAAAAAATCCCTTCTCTCCTATTTAGGAAGAAGGGATTTAGTATTTATTCTACTACTTCAGTGGGTGCTGCTTCTGCTGGTTTTTCTCCGTCTCCTTCTAGAAGACCCAGAGTTTCTAGACCACCCACGAGTTTGAGTTTATACTCGTTTGCTTTTTTGAGGTTATCTTCTAGTTCTGTAATTTGCTTCTCTGTAGTAGCAATTTGTTCCTCAAAATTTTTCTTAAGAGTTGCGGGATCCATAGTTATCACAGGGGAATATTGTGTACTTTATTTATCAACGGACAAAAGCGTTGAAAGTTAATCTTTTTGTTTTCCAATTATCTTTTTGAAAGTATGGACTATGCCATAGAGATCCTTCATATACCAAAAGAGAATTGGTAGAATGTTCTTCTACATGATACCGTTCCCATTCTTTTAATTTTACTTTAGCAGGATCGAACGATACCATAGAATTTACTTTATTGGCAATCCTTTCTGACCTGTAGTTTCTTTCACCACAGACATACTCCTCTCCAGTTTCCTTGATACGCCAGAAGGCAGTTCCATTAGGAACTTCACCTTCATACTCATCATCATTGTTAAGTGACAACACAGCAGCATATCGAGTGTAATCAGAATGTGGATACAAACTCATGAACCTGACTTTCTCGTCTACGTCATAAATCTGAAAAGAAAATCTACTTTCTTCTGGATGTCTCATAGTTTCATCTGAGCAACCAAAATAGTTTGCACAGATATATCTGATTGGAGAATATAATCCTTTCTTATAGTTACTAATGAGATGTAAGTATCCTGGTAAGTTGGTTACTTCACCTTGAATTGTACTCAGATAATCAACGGACTGTGCATACATTCTTAGATCATCTGGATTGGTAAAGAAGTTTTTTACAATAACAAGTTTGTTTTTACTTCTACCAATATGTTTTTCATCAACCTCCCAAGTGGAGGGGTGGTTTACACCAAATACTGCAGGATTAATTACTTTCATTCTTTTTTTCCAATACCAAAACATATACACCATTCCACCAATGACTTGGATTTTCTGGAATAGTGCTCAAAATTTTTCTTTCAAACCACACATCAAAGTCTTGTTCTTTAATGTATTGAATGGCAGAATCAATTACACCATCAAAGTTGGCATCATCAATAACCAAAATAAACTTGTCTGCTAGGAAAGGAGTGATGTGAGACAGAGCATTGAGTTGTTCAACATAATCATGACCAGCATCATAGAACACAACATTTGGTTTATGTCCTTCAAAGTCGTCTTCTACTAGATCGGTAACACTGCTACCAATAAATGTAGTTTGACCATTCTCATACTTTTCAAAATTAATCTTGAATTCATCAAAAGCATTTCCTACTTCTGTCCACATGACATTTTCAGTCATTGGTTTACACTCTGGATCAGAGAAATCGTCTACTCCAAATGCAGGAATATCATTACCCATGATAGCAGAGAAGAGTGTGCTACCCATGTATGTACCCATCTCTAGGTATACAGCATCATCATGAGAACATAGGTTGTTCAACAAATGTCTTACACGATTAGAACTCAAACCAATTGGTCTGAACTTAGGATCATTGAAGTTGGACTTATAGATTAGAGCATTATCAATTGCATCTAGACAACGCTGTGTATATTCTTCTACAGAAGGATCTTCTCCTTTCTTTTTGATATGAGCGTCAACAACACTATCACAGTAATTGCAATCCCAACAATCAAATTTACAGTTCTTGATTTTGTTTCTCCATAGATTAATAGGAGCATCTTTAACTGCAAGATCAATCATGTAATCATCAAACTCAGGAAAAAGAAGTTCTTCTTTCTTTACCCAACGTTCAATAATATCCATACTTTCTTTCAATCTGATAGAGTTTTCTCTACCATGCATCTTGAAACAATCGATACCAAGATCAATAAACTCATCCCAATCTTCACGCCATGGAGGTAGGTTTGCTGCCTTGAGAGCAGAAGAGTTGTCTTCAATATCCCACTTAGCACATGAATTTGTACTGATAGGATCCATAAAATACTGAGGACCTTCTGTCCTGGTATTATTGAAATGGTAATGCTCATCCATCATGGAACATCCACCCCAACATCCTTCATTGACAAGCAGTGATAGTTCTACTGGTTTACCAATGGAAGCACAATATTCTTTAGCATCTTGGATCCTCTTGAGAGCATCACGGTCTCTCATCAAATCTCTATCGAGATTAATATAATGAAAACCTGCCTTGGCAAGAGCTACAATTTCATTTGCTTTGGTGACATTTCTAAGGATGGTATTCTTGATCTTAAGATCTGGAAATCTTTCTTGCAAGATACCAGTAGCAACCCAACTTGTATGAGGGATAGTTGCAATTTTAACTCCACTTTCATACAGAACACTGAAATTATGTGCAAACAAATCTAGACCTTCTTGATCTGGTCTAACATAGATGTTATTGAAAGTAGCAGACAACGGGATCTCTGTCTCTCTAGAGATCACCATTGCATTATATACAAGCTGCCTAGTATCACCAGAAAAGATATCACCCATGGCATCCTGCTCAAAAGGTGGCATCCTGCAAGTAAAATACAAGTCCCTGATATAAGGTTTGTATCTAGTCAACCAAGGTATGATTACAGAATCTGTAAATACCTTATCCAGCTTCGGATTTACGGGTAGACTGAATACGGAACTTGTTTGATTTTTTGTTTTTGTCTTGCTCATTTTGTTTGGTCACCTCATCTGGAAGCATCATAGGTTCATTATTCATACCTAAACCTAAGAGTTTAGGCATATCTAGTTTATCATATTCCTGCTCCATAATCTGTCTGACTTCTGGAAGCAGTTGTTGTTGCATACGTTCAACACCAGCAGTTAGTAGTGTAGCATGTTCTACTGCACCTTTAATAGCTGCTAATTGATCCGCTTGTGGCATATTCATAATAGAATCTAGGTTGCCACTACCGAGACGACCGATAGCATGTACATCGACTGCTGCTTGTTTCGCCATACGGGTAATCCAATACTTGCGGTCCTCTGTCTCGTTTGTTACACGATAATGCTCAATTGACTTTTCGTCTTCCATATGTTCGCGAACCATGTCACAGAACTCACGAATTTCCCTGTTGTAGGTAATATGCTTTCTTTCGTAGATACTGCAATCATAGTTTGCTTTATCTAATTCAATCTCCAACCTTTCGATTTCTAGTTCGTCAGGTTCTTTTCTTTCCTTTTCAATCCTGAGAGATCTTGCAATAACTTTTCTGTTATTCTCGCAGAGTTTTTGTTTGTAAATTAATTCTTTAAAACCATGATTTCTGGTTTCTAATTCTAGCAACGCTTGCTGCACCTTTTTGTATGGTGTGATCTGTGATCCTACAACAAAGGTGTTGTTTTGATAACGAGTTTGACCCATCTGCAAATTGATTGCAGCGTCAATGATCTGTTCGTCTGTGGCATCTGCCTTAGTGACCAGACTTAAATCTTCTCGTTTTGCAAGTGTATTGCTATTAGATGCAGTTGGTTCTACGGGTCTTAGTTCAGAATCCGAAGGTTCCATAGATGAGTTCTCCATTCAATCTGTCATTGTTATCGTCAATTCGTCCTAGTTTTTTCGCTTGGACGAGCGGCATACCAATATTGAGATAATCCTCATATAGTATATTCATATCCCACATGTTATCACAGTTTTTAAGCTGATATCTAATTGCGTGATATTTGCCAAGTAGAGCAGCGTACTCCACAACATATTTATCATGGTTCTTAATGATCTTTTTCGCAAGAAGTGTCTTGTCAATACCCCTTGTGATGGAGAGCATATCAAGGAAAGGTGTTCTTGCTTCTGGATTTTTCAGAAGATCTTTTGCTTCAGGAACTTGGTATCCCCAAGATTCTTGTTCTACATCATGGCAGTTCTTGAAGTTTTTAAACCTCAATTCAAATTCTCTTTCAATAACTAAGATCGCCATCTTTCTCATGAAAGAAACTGCGTTATCTAATTTCTTTTGTGTTAGAGGACTTTTTACTTTGCTGTAACTAATTGAACCATCCGCTTGCATCTCACCTTTATAATCTTTGGAGTATGCTCTAACTTCACCTTGATAGTTTATACCATCATGAAGTTCTTTCTCGTCAAATTCAATATATCTTTTTAGACTAGACTTAAGAGTTTCAAATACATCTCTCTTCATTCTTACAACAGCAATGCTGAAGAAGTTAAACACGTTATGGTAAGTTGTTTCGTGCGCTGGAATATCCATGGCACGCAAATCTTCCTCACAAACTCCCATTAAAACATCGCCTTTTTTCAGGTTCTGTTTGTCTTTAATAAATTTCCTAGTCTCTAGTTCTAGAGGATGTTGTGGTTCATACTTTGGACGAAGAAATTCACTGTCCTCTATCATCATATGAGAGGGTACTCTTTGGGTCCATTGAACCTCAAAATCCTTCTGTTCTATAAAATTTGATTTCTTCATTACTGATATCTAGTTGCTGTTACAGTGAATGCTCCAGTATGACAAGCACCAGAGGATTGACCTTGGTGTCCTTTCGGTTCAGTCTTAAATCCTAGCATAGTCATGCTGTCTGTAGCATGGAACAATTTGAATGTTCTGTTGTTCTGGCGAGCGTTACCAGATCCACCACCACCAGAATAGTTACCTAACATATAACCCCAGTCCTGACCCATCTGCATGTTCTCTTCACCAGAAGAAACATCATTCTGGTTGAAGTTAGAAATTCTAGATCCAGTATTGTGAGTGAACTTCATCCACTGCTGGGTTACGTTGTTTCCATTACCGTGGTAACCAATGTTCCACTTAGTTGATAGAGACTTCTTCCATCCGTCACCTGTGATATTAGATGTAGACCAGTTACCAGTAGATTCAGATGCAAATTCAATATATCTTGAATTACTTGTGTCAGAATATGAATAACCTCTAAGTTCACCCTCTGTTTTAGAACAGTAGTCAGAACTATGTCCACCACTAACTCTTGAAATAAGTTCAGAGTGGAAGTTCATTCTGTTCCAAGACTGAGAACCTAGGTCACCACCACCAGTGATGTATCCTCTTTGTACAGTTTGACCAGAGGTTGCACCACCATCATTTTGTGATCCATAAAGGTCCCAAGATGCACCAATGCTATCTGGTGTAGTACCATAGTTATCAGTGTGGTTGTAGTCAGGAGAAGAACCAGCAGTTCTACCTGTACCAGTGTGTAGGTTAATCGAAGACGTGTGTGGAGAGTTTGGAGACCATCCGTTAGCACCACCATAGATGTAACCATTGTAGTCACCAAAGTTACCGTCAACATATGCTGCTGCTCGGTCTAGTTGGTCGCCACGACAGATTGTAACGTCTGTAGCATGGAATGTTTGGTTAACCGTTCTCCAAGGATTAGCACCACGATATCCACCAGACAAGAAACCGTGAGTAAAAATGCTTCTATATTTAAACTCAGATCCAATTGTCAAGTTGTAGATGTTTCCACTATTATCGTACCAAGATCCCTGACCAGTGAAAGGATAATAACCACTGGATTGAACAACTGGGTTCTGTAGGTTGATACCACCTGTGTCTGAATTACCTGCGGGAAATTGAGTGCTACTAAAACCAGGATTACCAAAACTAGTAGGAGTTGCCCAATAAGCACTCGTACCATTGGACATTAGGAATGCGCCGTTGGTCGTAGGATCCTGATCTGGCAGGGATGCAAATGGTTGCCCATTTTTCAGTAGATCTCCAGTGAAATTAATATCACCACCAATACTAGCACCAATCTCGATATTGAGATTGCCACTGCCAGCTAAGTTGGTAATATTATCAACTCTAATTTTAGAAGCCATGTCTTATCCTTGTTTGCAGGGGAGTTTTTCCTTTATATATTTAGATGATTACAAACGTACTAGTAGATCCAACAGTTACTGTTCTATTATTTGCAATTGTTAGATCACCACAAGCAAATGCGTTTGTGTTTGCTGGAACTGTAATGTCCTCATCGAGAACATTAGGATTACTCTTGATAATTCCATAAGTATCCAACCATTGCTCAGCACCATTTGCTCTAAGTTTTCCTTTAACGTTGATGTCGCCGTTGACTTCGAGTGTGTACTGAGGATCTGCTTGGTTAATACCAACCTTAGATAGTCTGTAGATATCTAATTGGTTAGATGCCTCTGTCCATCTAGAAGTAACGAACTCTTCGTTATTCTGGAAGAACTGACCATTCAAGTTCATGTCACCCTGAACATTCAGGAAGTAATTTCTGTTAACGTTATTAGATGGATCAGTTCCAGAAGTTGAGGCAGTATTAATTGAAACTCTGTTGTCACCCTTAACTAGTAATCCAGGTGTTCCGTTCCAGGTTGTTCCACCATTGTTGGTAGATGCGGTAATTTCAAATGCGTTGCTGTGTCCAATCTGGTTACCAATTCTGAAGTTTCTCTCGCTAGAGGAACCACGGAAGTAAATTGGAGCACCAGAGTTATCATTATCATTATCAATAGTAAGACCAGACTGGATCTTACAATCTCCATTAACATCAAGGGTATAATTTGGAATGGTGGTGATATTAACACCCATCCTTCTAGATGCAATAATGTCTCCAACAACTCTGAAACCTAATAATGTTTCCGAACCGTCAATTTGGAACTGTTCGTTGTAAGAACCAAAACCAGCACTACCATCACCATGTTGATAGAATAATCTACCTTGCTGAGTGTATGATCCAGATTGATGATCACTAAATCTAATTTGAGCACCAACATTATTAGATGAAGTGCGGATCATGATACCGCCATCACCTTGAACATGTAAAGGAGCAACTGGGTTCACCCCAGCGTTAATACCAACACGATCAGTAGATACATCGACGAACAATGTGTCAGTATCAACTGCAAGATCATTTGTGATAGAAACAGTGTTTTGGAATGTACCTGTTCCTGATACTGTGAAGTTACCTCCAGAGATAGTCAGGTTACCAGTCATGGTATCGCCTGCTTTCAATACGTTGAGAGAAGCAGAACCAATGATCTCACCACCATTAGCAGTGTCTAGGGTAATTACTCTAGCGGCAAAATCACCATTAGCATCACGCTTAACTGCAGTGCTTGGAATGTTTGCAGTCTGGAATTGAATATTACCAGCGTTCCAGATTACGTTACCATTAACATTGAAACCGTCAGCGTTTGCTACGAGAGCATTTAAAGTACCAGATCCATCAGTAGAGTTACCGCCAGTAGCGATAATTGCTGCATTGTATCCAGTAGGAGCTTGTGATGCACTAGTAAAGTAAACTGCAGGAGATGTTGCAATATTGTCTGCTCTACCAAGTCTAAGGTTAGCAGTACCACCATCACTCTCTAGTTTCGCAACTTCAACAACGTTGTCATCATCAATAGCAAAGTCTTGGAAACTAACGTTAACTGCTGTAGTACCAATATTTACAGCACCAATGAAGTTACCAGTCGTTAGTCTACCAACAATGATAGTGAAATCATTGAAGTTATCAGCAGGATCATCGTTAACGATGATGTTGTCAATTGCAATTCTACCTGTATTCTGTGCCTGAGCATTGTACAGGTTAACTGTGTTACCTGGTACAAATGGAGATGTGTTCAGGATTTGACCTGAAATATAAACTCTATACTTAGGATCACCGTTGAAGGATTGAACTGTTAGTGTATCTCTGACTTTTGTTGCACTGATAAACGTTGGTAGTCTATTGTCAGATAGAGTACCGTAGTTAATATTCAATGCATTCTGATACCACTCACCTTGCTTGTTATCAAGTCTGTCAGCATCTAGAGTAGATCCAGGACCATCATTTAGAGATGTCCACATCTTCGCCCAAGAACCGAATGCAGTAACACCAGTTCCAGAACCACGTAAGTAGATGTTATCATTGTCAGTGAATGCCATCTGTCTGACACCACCTTCAGCGGTTAGACCTTGACCTTTGTTTCTAATTGTTAGAACAAGGTGTTGAGTTCCACCATCAAACAGACTGTCAGCAGTATTGTTAATAGTGTTAGCAACTAGACCCTCAACAAAGTTGTTAGGAGTTGGGTTAGAGGTTGGGTTGTTTGTACCAGTTGCAAGTCTGATAGTATTACCAGAAGAACCAGAAACACTGATGTCATATGTTCCAGAAAGTCTATCAGTTGGTAGCGTACCAGCATTTTGGTTGCTAGAGTTTAGATAGAACGCACCTTGCTTGGTATCAAGAAGGTCAGCGTCTAGACCTGATCCAGGTCCAGTCTTAATTTCTACAGAACCATTACCTGCTGTACCGATGTTAAACTGATTTTTCTTCAGTCTGACAACACCAATTGTTCCATACAAGTCAGCAGAAATTGTTAGATCTGTTACTCTCTGAACGTCAAGAGATACGTTTGCATACTGTCTGTTGACAGTAGAAGTCTTGACTGCTAGAACTAGACCCGAACCACTACCAATTGCTGATGGTGGGTTTGTAATGTTAAAGTCATTGCTATATCCAGTGCCGCCATCAGTTACAACAACACTAGTTACAGCATTTCCTACAACATCAATATTTGCTTTCAGTCCTGTACCAGCACCACCTAACAACTCAACATCAAAGTATTGTCCATTGGTAAATCCAGATCCACCAGTTTGAACAATAACATCATCAACAAAGTTACCTTGAGTGTAAGTAGATTCAAAGATCATTGGAGATCCACCACGCTCAAACTCAATAATTGTGTTTGCGTTAATGGTCTGTGTAAGTGGATTATTCAACGAAATCGTTGTTAGTCCAGCGGCAGTAATAACACCAGTAATGTTTGTATTTGCCTGAATACCAAGAACAGTTGCTTTGACCTCGTGTCCAATCAGAACATCAGCATTAGTCTGGAAGATAAGTTGATTAGATCCAGATGCTGCTGTGCTGTACAGTTTGTCGAAGTATCTAGTCTCTGCACCCTTGAGTGACTGAACTGCTAGAGCAAAGTTTTGGTCACCACGTAAGAAGGTAAACGAGTTTGCAGCACCACCAGATGCAAGTCTGTCAGTTTCAATAACACCAGATGTAATGTCTGTTGCTGCAATCTGGTTAGAGGATAGAGATACCCAGTTATTGTTGTCACCAGAAGAAGTATTAACAACTCTTGTTAGGTTAACTGTTACTGCAGGAGTATCGCTACTTTCGATAGTATCGGTATCTGCGATTGCAATTAGGTTTACAATGTCTCCATACAATCTGCTCTCAATTAGAGCATTACCTTGTGCCTGTGTTCCTGCACCTTGAGGAGCGGCGATAGTAACAGTAGGAGCAGCAGTGTAACCCTTACCTCCTTTAAATCCGTTGTAAACAATTAGAGTAAGTGTAACAACCTCACCATTAGCGATGGTTGTTTCTGCTCTTGCTTCTACGCCACCAAATTGTAGTGTACCAGAGATAGTAACATTTGGAGGTGAAGTATATCCAGAACCACCGTCAGTAATGTTCAACTGATAGACAACACCTTGTCTATACTCAGTTGCTTGTAGACGACCCTGTGATAGACTACCAGTGAAGATATCACCAATAGTAAACTGAATACTTGGATCAGGTTGGAACGCTAAGAACTGACTGTCTAGATCGTTGTTTAGAATAAATGATGTAGATGTATCCTGTTGGATAGCAATGTCACCTGCGAGAGCACCTTCAATTTGTAGTCTCTCTGTTTGGTTTGCAACAGTGTAAACTTCAAATGGTCTTAGAGCAGGGATCTGGTCAACAGAAATCTTACCACTATCAGTTAGTTCAACCAGTGCTCTAGGAACAGCGTTCGTAGAATATGGTTTGTTGATGTAAGGACCAAGATTATTAGTAATGTAATCCTTAACTGCTTTCTGAGTTGGTAGGATAGAGTTGCTAGAACTTGCACCACCAAGAGTATTGTCAGCGGAGAAACCAGTAACAACAACGTCTCCACCCTTCAGTTTCAAGAATTCAACTTCAGAGATCGTAACCGTACCAGTAAAGGTAATAGCACCAGTTCTGTTTTCAATTCTTGCAAATGTACCAACCTTGAAATCACCAAGTTCGTCAGTACCAGAAACATATACACGACCGTAGTCTTGAGATACTTGCTCGTTTGCTTCATCCTTAGTACCACCGTTCTCAGGCAATGCAAGATAGTTAGTACCAGAACCTGCAAATTCCCAAGTGTGAGAAGAAGAGTTA